CAGCATATTGGCGAACAAGTGCGTTTTCTGCGTATGTGTCGTTCTCAGTTTCGGCCCCTGTGTCTGAACTGTCAGGCGATGTCAGTATCAATACAAATTCAGTGTTCGCCGCAGCAATAACTGCATCTAGATAATTTATGAATCCGCCTGTTTCATAGCGGGCAACATTCTCCTTGTTCTCGCAGAACCAAAGCGTTGGACACACGTCTGCCAACATCGCATCACGAGTAGAAGTATCCCAGTCCAAATAATCCTCAAAATTCATGCCGCCGCGTTGCATACTGTGTTCAACGAAAGCGTTCTTCGACAGAGCATTGAAGATTACCCGAGTTATCCTAACACGACCGCCTGATACGTGGACCGCCTTGATACCTCGTGAGCCGAAATCACTCCTAAGAAGGATTCGACCGTATGTCGTGGTTGGGTTGTCGCAGTCAATCGACGTGTAGCCTGTGATGTCAGACCATGAACTTGGCGATCCTTCGTCGGTGCTTTCCTGCAACTTGAAGATTCCAGCTCCCGATTCCTTCACGTAATAGACAACGATGAAATCGCATTCTGGGTTGTTTCCATTTACGCTATAGGCAGCTTCACCTCCACTACCAATAGAAGTATAGGTTCCAGCGAAGTTTACTTCGTAGTCGTATTCCTTGCCGCTGGTGCCATCTGCATCCCATGCGTCGCCAGACAGCGACTTAGTTTGAAGGTAAATATCTTTTTCAAAAGTCGCCGCCCACTTGGCTCGAAATTGGTTGTATACTTTTGGGGCAACACTGTCTCCGGTTGAACCAGTTACAAGCTGTGCCTTTAGCGTGGCAGTGATTGTCCCTGTTGCCGGTGTGGTTGGCGTTTGGTCGGTGGCCATCTCGCAAGTGAAAGTCGTGCTACTTGGAACCGTCAAGATTCGCCAACCGTTGTTGTAGTCAGTTTCGTTTGCACCAGAGATCAGCACCGAATCGCCAACAATGAACAGGTGGTCAGTCGCGGTCGTGACAGTCATAGTTGTGCCGGATCGCGTGATACTCGATACGGAAACTGCAGATTGCGTAGTATTCACAATGTCCAGTTTACGCATAGTACGTTTGAAATTCTTCAAAGGTGCGTTGGCATCTACTAAGAAAGAGGAGTCTCTAAGAGTTTCTGCAATCTGCTTGAGGTTCTCGTTTAGGAGAATTTTTCCCTCCATAGAGTCAATTGACATCTCTTGTCGAAAGAGTCCCAACATCTCATACGCAATACCATGTGACTGCATAAGAGGAGTAGGAGAGGTTGCTCCGGGGGAGGCGTCTGGGTAACGTGTCCAGTCTGACATTAGTAATTCCTAAAAACAAAAAGAGAGCCTCTATTACAGAGGCTCAGTGACTTACGCCAAAATATCCCATTCGCCGGTTGCACCTGCTACCAAAGTAACAGAAGCGTTATCAGCCAACGAAGCAAGAGTTCCATTGATCGTAGCAGCAGTGGAGACCGTCCACGAGTTACCGGATACGTTGTTGATCCGCAGGATCTTGCCAACATCAGCAGCAGCTGGGCTGTGCAGAGTCAAAGTTTTGCTCGCACCGGCAGTCAGTCGAATGTAGGTACCAAAGTCAGCGGATACCGTAGTGTAATCATCTGTCTTAGATTGAATCGTGAGTTTGAACAAGCTCAGCATCGTCTCAGCGATCTGCTTAAAGTTCTCGTTCAAAAGAATTTTGCCGTTTTCCGAGTCTACCGAGTCTGTCATGTTGAACAGAGCCAACATTTCATACGCATATCCATTTGCAGACATGAACGTAGTAGGCGAGGTAGCTTGGGCAGTGGCGTCATCAAAACCGGGCCAAACTGGCATAGTAAAGGACCTTTCAAAGTTAAATGGCTGCCATCATCAGGCACTGCCCACCACGGTCAGTGCGAAACAAGGCAGTCCGAAGACTGCCCTGCTTTTCGGCTTTTATTCAGGGAAATTTAGGTAGGCAAATTCACCAAACAGCTCTTTTGCTTTTTCATCATAAGCCTTTGCAGCTTCCAGTGCTGTATTGAACCTACCAAGATGGTGAATTTTTCCCTTATGCTGGAGTCTAGCAATATATTGATACTTGGTTTTGTTCTTCATTAGGCGTTTAGTTACTCCTTTATAACCAGATTTACAGTTTTTCTGCGGACCTGAATTTAAAACGTTTTGAGTCAAAGAGCATAAACGCAAGTTCGACTTTCTATTGTTTAGTGGGTTTCTATCAATATGATCCACTATTTCATCGGGAAGAAGGGATCTTCCTAAAGAAAGCTCCATTACCAATCTATGAAGTTTCGTCGGTCTGGGTCTATGTGAAAAACCGTACCCATTTTGTAGGTGCCAGTTCTGCTTATAAAGTGTATCCCAATATTCGGGATCTACCAAAAGCTTATCTCCTGCTTTAGTGTATATAACAGATTTATCTTCTTGATCTGGAAAATTCAAAGGGAGATAAGGACTAATATCTTTGGCCTTTTTATCGTAGGCTCTGGCAGCTTCCTCAGGGGTTGGAAATGTGCCAAGATAATGGCGTTTCTTGTCTACTTGAATTTCAGCGGCAAATTTCCCATCTTTTTTGGGCCATACACCACGTAACTTTTTCATTTTACTTCCTTTGTAACCTATGACTCATCAGGAGGCTTTCGGTCGATAGCCTCGACTAAGAAGACAGTAAGTCTTCTTAGTTTCGTCTTACTTGAAATTATCAAGTATTTAAACCTAACTAGGGTCAGTCGGGTTGTGATTAACTGGAGCCGTACCAGCCGAGCAGATGCCAGTAGCTGGCGTTCCGCACAGACGCAGGTTCTTAACCAGGACAACCATGTCAGGGTTTTCAACCATGAAGTCAGCTTCCCACCACATGGTGTATTCGAAGCTGTCACAACGAGGCTTACGTTCACGCTCAATCGACAATTCGCGACCGGTAACGTAGATCAGGTTGCTCAATGGCGTGTAAACCATGTAAGTACCGTCAGTTTCCCCGCCACCATTGTCCAGGTTTTCTGGCCAGTTGTTAACGCGGAAGACAGATTCACCAAGTGGGTTGACGCCTTGGCCGCCACTCAGGATGATCTGATCACCCAGGTTGGTAGCTCGGCTGGTCAACTGCTGTACCCATCGGTTGTACAGGCGAGGACCCAGTACCCATCGATACTGATCCAATTCGCTCAAATACTCAACAGGGATGCGGTTCTGGATTTCGAACAACAGTTCGGTAGAGATACCAGCACCAGCAGCGTCGATAATTTGGGTGGAGGGAACGCAAGACTTCAACAGACGGATGAAACCGTCGTTAACGCCCAACAGGTTGTTCAGATCGGATTGACTGTCGCCAGTAGGAATAGCGGTGTCGCCCATAACAGCGGCACGTTCCATGTCAACAGCAATACGCTTCTGGAATTGACCCAGCAACGTTTGGGTTACTTGCTCCCGTTCGACGTTGTAACGCAGGAAGTCACTCTTTACCGAAAAGAAGCTTCCATACTTTTCCAAGTCGTAGGTCAGCATCGAGTCGGTAGGACGAGATTCCTGAGGGCAGCTCGTAGCATGAGCACCCTGAGAAACAACACCACCGAGGTCCAGACGGTGGATCTTACCTTTACGGTTGTCCACTCGCATGGTACGAATATTTTGCAACAGGTTTGAGGTGTTGCGAACCATGTCGAAGAAACGGTCGGACTGAGTCCGATCCAACATGGCGTTAGGGTTGGTTGCTTCGCTGATCGGGATTTGACAGCCCTTAATCAGATCAACCATTTCAAGTTTGCCACTCATCAAGTGTTTTCCTTATACGAAAAATTGGCCGAACAAGTCCTGGTCAGTCACTTCGCCGCTGTCGCCCTTAGCGACTTCTCGGCGTTCCTCACGGTTGGTCAAGTTGATCTTCAGGAGACCAGACAGATCATTCAAGATTTCACTCTTGATGGCTTCTGCCAATTCTTCTGCGGATTCTTGAGCAGGTGCTGACTCTTGCTTAGGGGGATCTTGTTCTTGTTCTTGAGAGGGCAATCGAGCTTCAAAAGCTTCGAATCGCTTGTTGAAGTCATCCTGCATTTTAGCCAACTGGGCTACCAGGGCATCATTTGCAGAAGGTTCTTGTGTTGGTTCTTGAGTTGCTTCAGCAGCTGGTTCAGTGGCCTTAGCAGGTTCTGCAGGAGCAGCCTGTAGTGCTTCAAAATCAGCTTCTTGCAAATCAATGTGTACAACTTCTTGCTTTGCTGCTTCACCTTCTTCATTGGTGATTTCTTCCGACTTCAGAACTTCCTTTTTGCAATTTGGGAAGTACTTGTCGATCAGACCTTCATCAACCAGGCAGACTCGCAAGGACTTAACTACTTGAGTTTCTTCACTCACAGTGTTATCCTCTACTGGAATATCATTAAGTTCGCCGACTTGCTCGGCATTAGAAGAATCATGATCTAATCGTGCAGCAGTGACGACCGAAACATCACCTAGCTTAACTAGGTAACTCTTTTCGATGTCAAACTGAGCCTGGTCTTGAACCACAGCAAAGTAGTCCGTGTCATTCTCAGTGATGGATGTATATTCAATTCCCCGAGCCTGTAAATAAGCTTTCGCTACATCAACAGTTGGGTAGTAACTCTTGGACAGTTTGAATTTGATAATCTCAGTAGGCACAGCCTCAGAGGTTTCAAAAT